AGTTTTGATTCTTTTGTGAAATCTGTGAATGATATAGAATGAAGACAATTCATTATAGTACCAAGGCAAAGAAAGATTTAAAGAAATATCGGAATAATATTCGGCTAATGGAGGCTTTGTATGAAGTTCTGAGTAGCTTGGTCAAAGGAGAAGCTGTTCAGGAAAAGTATAAGCCGCATGAACTTACAGGAAATTATAAAGGCTGCATGGAATGTCATGTCGGAAATGATTTTCTTTTAATATGGATAGATACAAAGCAGGATGTGATAGAGGTAATCAGATTAGACAGTCATTCTGAACTTTTTAAATAAACAAAGCCGTTAGGGAAGAGATACTATTTATTCCCAACGGCTTTTTGTATATGGCTTATGTAAGAAAATCAAAATAAAAGCCTACCCCAAAGAAGTTGTATGAATGAAATGAACATGAATTGAGTTGGGGTAGGCTAAAAGTAGACCTATGAAGTTTTAGAGTTCTTTATAAGAACGTGACTAAAACTCTGTTTATTGTACAAGCGTTGAAAATTATGCTTGTAAAGCGAGTTTGGGTTATAATCAAAGTGCTCCCAACAGAAGCCCTACAGCCCCCCAAACAAGGTCGTGCCACTCTTCAGTTCCGTTCTTCAACCACTTGTCCCAAACAATCTCTTTCGCAACAAGTATCACCAAAGTAGTTAAGATTGCCGCTTCAACCGGCATAAGGTATTTGAGCATGTCATAAATCAATATTCCGGCAATCAAATGCTGTGCGCCATCCATTCTCATTTTATTGATGCAGAAATCGTCTATCTTCTGCCTGATTCTTTTTAGATAATCCATTTTGATAAAGAATTTAATTGCTGTTGTTTATTTTAAGATATTGCAGCCATCCGGAAAACAACGGTCTGTTTTCTATGTAGTTGCAGTTCAGTTCGCAGGAATATGCCTCTTGTTCAAACGACACTTTTTTGTATGCGGTTTTTGAATTTCGATAGATGAGAAGTCTTACAAGCCACTCTATCGCATGCAGATATAAAAGGTAAGAGTCGCTACGATATACCATATAGGAGATATGTCAAAAATCAGTTGTAAGATTAAAACCACGCAAACCGCAACACAGGTCGTTTCTATCCATTGATATGAATGGCAGGTTTCATGGTTCCTGACTCTTTGCGTTATATGCTCCGGAGATAACTTGCTTAATACAAACGGGCCAATTGTGATTGTGTGGCAAGAACTGAATGCCAATAGTATCTTGGCGATTCGGTTGTCGTAATAAAATCTTTTCATATCTGCCAGGGGTTTTTGTATGGATCATAAGATGTCTGGAATGTCGCCATCTGCCAGTCTGTAACCGGCTTGTTGTCTTCTGCTATTTTTCGTGGAATCTGAGGGTTGATTCTCAGCTTAGAAGCATCGTTCAGCCACTTCATTGAATCCTCATAATCTCTCATTCTAACAACACTGACGTTATTGGGAGCAATCAGTTTGGTAAGCTCGTACACAGCCAACCGAATCATGTGCTTTTTGAGATTGTAGTTTCTGGGATCGTGTAGTGCAAGATTTTCCCCGATAACCGGACTGTCACTGTTCACGTCTATTTCAGGATAATACACTTGGCCATCATATACAACGTACTCATGTGATGAAAGTTCGTATTCGTTGTACTGAGGATCATAATCGGCAATAGCACCCCAGTTTTCCGATTCCAAAGGGTTTTTATTATTGTCGAACCCCTCCAGTGACATCAAAGTATAATAGGAACCGTCAAATTTTACGACATTCCAAAGCTCGTACTCAATCGGATTCCAGTCTGTATATTCAGCAAGTTTCCATCCGTTTACCATCGGGATTCGTATATTCCCAAATTTCCATCCGTTTTCAACAAGACAGATATAAGGCGTATCGTTATATAAGACAATATTACCTTTGTAATAGGTTTTGAACTGGCTGTATCGTTGAAATTCCCGTATCTCGCCTTTCTCATCCACAAACTCTTCCCAGTATTCCACGGAAGAAGGAGCCTTGTATCCGCTGATCGATCTTATTATCTCGTGGATTTTACCATCAAAATAAATATGTGCTCCGATCGGATAAGTTACCTTTCGGTCGTATTCAGCGATATATTTCCCTTTATTCAGTTCTTTTTCAATCTCATAGTTCTCACTCAGATACTCTATGACACTCATTTCTGCGGCTTCCTCGGCTTGAATGAATGTTTCCGGTTCGTTTCTCGTTATCTGGGAAAGGCTGTCTTGCGTGATGATTCCCAGATAATCGCTATTGTTTAAAAATCGTCTGTACATAGATTAATGGTTCGTTAATAGTTAAATCCTTCGTTAATGGTAGCTGTGGAAAGGATGGTCATAGAACCGTCCCCTCTTTTGTATTTCGTCCAGCTATCCCTTAAATAATAGCATAGCAGGTAATCAAGGCAGTCGGACAAGTGGCCGTATTTTTCGTATTTTACGCCTGTTTTAGCGTCTGTAACCTTTGCCTTGCACTTTGTACCATCCTCGTTCTTTAACTGGTAAATAAGGTCTTCTGTGAGCTTCCTGCAACGTAAATCAATCATCAGTTTCCATCCGTCAAATCCCTCGAACACCTCATTGACAAATTCACATCGGGTAACTTGTGGAGGCTGCTTTTTTAAGAGCTTGATCTTAGGTTTCAATACGCCCTTGCCCAGTGTTTCCGTGATGATGGTGTAGTTGTTTGTCCCATCTTCATTTGTGGTTGAACGCTGTAATCCGGCAGGGTCTCCTGTCACGTCCACCCCTCCGATATGTTTTTCCCTATACAATTTCTGTTGTATCTTCCTTGCCAGAGCCGGAGTATTGTTTTCCTTCTTTTCCGGCAATCCCAATATTTCCTCTATGACATATATCTCTTTTTTGTCATAGTTTATCTGAGCCAACAAAGTAGACATTCTGGGTGCGACATTGAAGTCCCAGATGGTAATGATAGGTTTGGTCGGATCGTAGACCTTTTCCTTCAGGTTCGTTATAAGATGTCTGGAACCGTCAAAATTGTGGTAAACGGCCATATCGTTGGCTTCCACGAAATCCCAGTTACCATATAACAAACGCTCCTTTGTGGCTTGGTCACGAATCTTGTTCATGCCTCCTCGTAAGTCTGCCGGAAAGCGATGTCCGGGTTGTCGAATACGGAGAACGGTATATAAGCCTCTCCCTCCCGGCATTCCACCTTGTCTCCGTTTTCATCCTGTACGAACCGGGAACGTACCCAGTTTGTAGTCGGGTTGGTGCTCATAAACATTCTGGATGTCTTGAATGTCTCGTGTATTCTCCAACGAAGACGGGAAAAAAGCACTTCAACCGCCTTTTCCGAAATCTCCGACACCTCGTCGATCATGGCAATCGTATATTCGGAAGAACCTGCATGAGATTTGAGAACATCCGTGCGGTCGTGGCACGTAAGACAATCAAGTCTTTGAAGGAATCTACTTGGAATACGATCAAGACGGTTCTAAAAAACTGGGGATTAAAAGAAGAAGTGAACTACAGAATCAATAATCTGGAAGGTACGCTTACCTTTTGGAACGATTCTGTCATTATCATGAAGGAAATGGTCGATCTGCCTTCTGACCCGAACTTCGAGCGATTCGGTTCTTCCGAATATACGATTGCCATGATCGACGAGGTGTCGGAGATTTCGGAAAAGGCGGTTGAAGTGCTTTTTTCCCGTCACGACCGCACGGATGTTCTCAAATCTCATGCAGGAAATAATGAGCCAGCAGGCTCCCAAAAACGATTTTCCACCACCTGCTGATCCACCACCTAATATCATTTGTGGCAGATTTGTGTTTCCACATGACTCGCAAACAGGCTTGTATTGTGGATTCTTTTTTACATCGTATCCGATGAGTTTCTGTGTTATATGACCGCCACATTTGGGACAATAATCCGGTTGAAGCAATTTCCATAGTTCATATTGCCTTTCTGACGGTCTGAAATCAATTTTAATGTTCTGGGGTGGTCTCAGTTTTGCATAAATTCCCATGTTTAGATATTTGCAGCGGCAATCGTAATGACAGAAACCGCCATGATTATAAGTATGTTGTTTAGAATTATCTTTCTCATAGTCTGGTCTTATATGGAAACAGCACCCAACTTTTTAGGGCTGGATGCTGTTTCGGAAGTGTTCTTATGAAATATGAATTTTAATTTCTCGCTCTTTCTTTAAAATCTCATTCAAGGCATCCGAAGTGGCTCTTGATTCCAGCACCTTGCCTTTTACCTTGTTTTTCCCAACAAGAATGCACCCTGCGCTATCGGCAGCGGTGTTTCCGGGATGTATTAGGATTCCAATAAAATGCGGCACATCATGCAATCTTGGTAAGACACGTTTGAATCTGGGTGAGTATTCCATTGTGACCTTGTATTCTCCAGATGGGATAGCGGTTTTTGAATAAACCTTTTCCGGACATTCGCAATTCAATCCTTTGGGCGTGTTCGGACAGTATGCCGGAAGTTCTCTTACCTTGTCTTCCAGAGTATCGCAGAAATATTTTCCGTCAATGTATAAACGCCCGATTGTATAAGTCGCTCCTTTGAAAATTCTTTTCAGTTGCAGTAACATTTTGGTTTCGGTTTAAAAATGAACAATATGTGATTTTGTTTTTAATTAAGAATAGTGGTGTCTGGTAGGGGATGGTTATAAAAAAGGGGCATACCTTTAATTAGGCATACCCCTTTAATGCAAAAGATTTGTTTGTATAGAACTATTTTTTGTTCAGGTCAAAAGACAACTTGATCGGATTTTTCAAGAAGTTTGCTTCGCCCACCATAGCCTCCGTTGCTGTAAGGCTGAATTTTAAATTCTTGTCTTTAACTGCAAATACGCCGTTCTCTTCAGCTTCAATTGACACTGCAACTTTCAGCTTCAAATCTACAAAATCAAAAAGCAATTGTTCCGGGGACAGTTCCAAAGAAATTGAGTCGTTTGTCGCATTCATGGTAGCCTTATAATCAGCAGCATAACTCATAGTTCCGATTTTCTCGATAATACCAGCAGCAGCATCCTTTCCAATGATTTCTTCTACTAATACTCCGTACGGGAACTCGGCAAAAGAAATGCGATCATTTTCCACGCTCAGATTAACTCCCACCGTATCTTGGGCAGAAACCGCATAAGTCATATTCCCTGCATATTCACCGTTCACATCCTCTACTGTAGGCAATTGAACATCATCATCGTCACAAGAAGTAAATATCAAACCAAATACTGTCAGCATCATCAGCACTGACCATTTCAATGTCTTTTTCATTTTTAATTGCTTTAGAATATTAATAAATAGTTTTCGTAAAGTATGGATGTCGAGTATTTATGAAATGCTGCATGAGTGTCTTATTTTTATA